CAGTTGACTGCTTTGTATATGTCGCTCCAAGCTGCCTGCCCTTACGTGTATGCCCGTCTGGGGTTTTACCCTGTATAAAATAGATGGCATTACTTCATATATAAAAGGATTTTTCCTTACCCCCAAACCTAGCAATCGTAGGGGGATACAAGTATCCCCCATCTAACCCTCGAAATCACTATATTTTCTAACTTTTTGGAAGTGGTATCGTCTCTCAAAATATGCTAAAAAGATACCCAGATATGTTGATGTGAATTTGTCGTTACAATGTTATCAGAACATTTTGGACTATCTATGAATTATTTGTAACAAAAAATAGCACGGCTGTCAATTCATAAGCCATACTATTTTGCGATAATCTACTTACTATTTATTTTCATATCTTTCGCACAAGCTCATACAAGCCTTAAATTTCAAAAGAATTCTATTGAAATCTTCCTCTGAATAAGCCCCTTTTCCATATGGAGTTGCTTCAAACAATTGACTTTCTCGTTCTTTCACACGTTTGCAAATACTGTCAAAAGCAAAAAACAAACTCATTTGCGAATATTGAAAAACCTTAAACCAGCCTTCCTTATTTGATTTTCCCAAATCAAATACAAATACCTGATCTGTTGGGTATCCCTCGGCAGCTTGTCTTCTATATAATTTTGTTGTACTAATATCCGAATGTTCAAATTTACTGCCTTCATTATATAAGGTAATATACATTCCAAATAAAATCGGATCCTGTTTGGCCAGTTCTGCAATGCTCTTTGGACTTTCTCCCAGATTCTCCCTTTTCAATATTTTTCGAATTTCCTTGCTGCCTCTATTTAGTTTAGTAATTGTTTCCTCGCCTTTGAATCTCTCATCTAATGTATCACCAAAATCCCGTATCATTTTTTTCAGATTTTGATTTGACCTGAGTTGGTTAATATCTGGTTGATAGAAAAATTCTTTGAGTCTTGTATTATCTCCTTCTTCAGCTTCGCATAAATACTTTATCCATAAAGTATTATTAAACTGGCTTCTTGCCAAAAGGTAAGCTTCCTGTTCCATTCCGTTTTCCAAAAGCAAAATGCAACTATCGCACAAATTCACCTGTTTAGCCATCAAAGAAAGCACTTCTCTATACCAAGAATACTCATCTATCAAAATGATAGGCTGTCCTTCTTTAATTACATATTTAGCAATATCTTCCGTAATCTCTTTTAACAAATCCGTTAGTTCTGGTGCATGACTTCCATTCATATCCGCATACCTCCATTCCATTTTAAATCAGCAGTTTCTTTTTATATATTATACCAAAAATGGTGTGACTATCCAATCACAGCCACACCATTTTTGCATTCCTTTATTGGTTATTTTCTTTCTTTGCAAAGAATGCTCCATAACTAAACATCTTCATGCTCTGGTATCTGCCCATATCCAGCAGATTGTTTATTATGATTTCCACGTCCCTGTCCTCACCGGACTGCTCATGTAGTCTCTGGCATATCCTTCCATAAGCTGCAAGCATTTCACTGTAGAGTTTTTCACAGTATCTGCCTTCTTCAAATTCATTCTCTACCACACTGCTTTCCTCACAATCAAATTTATCCAGATCATAATGTCCGTTTATCAGATCGTAGATCATTGTTTTGAATTCCTCATCCTGTACTCTCATATACATCCTCATCACTTTCCGTGGTCACCGGAATGCATAGAAAAAGGGAAGCCAGTCTTGTCAGATACAATCAAACTGCTTCCCCTTACTTCTTCAGCGTCCTTACGAAGTTCATCAGTATTCTGCGTTCATCCGCATTTAAGTCATCCCATATCTCCAATAATTCACCTTGCTCATCCGTCAGGTCAGGCCGCATACCATCTCCGGCAAAGAACTGTGCGATTGAAATTCCGAATGCATCACAGATCCTTTCCAGGGTCGGTACTGTAGGTATGCTCTTCTTATTCATTATATTTGCCAACGCTGTCTGCGACATATCCGTGAGCTGTGCAAGTCTGTATTTGGAGACTTTATGCTTGCTGCATAATTCTTTTACCCTCTTTGGTATGTACTCCTCTGTACGCAAGTAAATTACACCTCTCTTCTATCTGTACGATATACATATTGTAACCGTTACGCAGAAGAATTATTAGAACCATATCTCTTTCGTAATTTACTCTAGCGTAGTGGAGTATCTGGGTAAAAAATATGAACGGCAGATTTATGCAGTTCAGTTTTGTATCATGACAGAACCTTGATTTACCTTGTTTCCATCATTCTTATATCGTCTTGTTCCAGTTATAAGCATACCATCTGCATCAGTATCCTTCAATAAAAATCGTTCGACATATTTCGCACTTTCCTATTCCCCCTGTTTTCCTTTTACTCCATTACACTTTATTAAATTACACAACCTTTTTGCACTCATTGATAGATAATTTACCTTGCGTAAGAAAAAGAAATCAGGAGGTACAATCTATGAATCAGACGCAGATATCTGTCAACCACAGGCAGATAGGATACCGTATCAAGGAAGTAAGGGAGCAGAATCATATTTCACAGGCGCAGCTTGCGGAAATGACCGACCTTTCCGTCTCCTACATAAGCCACATTGAAAATGCAAAAAGGAAAGCAAGCCTGGAATCTGTCATCCGTATCGTGAATGCCCTCGGCATTACCGTGGATGAACTGCTTGCCGGAGTGCAGATGAACAATCCGGCTGCATATCAGACAGACATCGATATGCTCATGGAGGACTGCTCGGAAAATGAGAAAAGATTCATCTATGAACTTATAAAGGCAAGCCTTGAAACCATGCACAAAAACGGCTGGGAGCTTGCTTCCAGTGACAGGCACAGATAAAGGCACACTATTTTCACACAAATAAATTTTCTTTGAAATAGACTATAGGGATATGACTGCCCGTATAGTCTATTTTATTTCAGCATGAAAATTTTATAATAAAATCCAGCACAGAAATAAAGGTGGTAAGTCATGAACGAAAACGAGCAGAAAGCCGGCTCAGTTGCCGACCAGAAAAGTAAGATAAGGGAACGTTATAAAGGTATCGACCCGGATGAACTTGACGTGATCCCTGCCATTCCGCAAGAAGATATATTTGCAGTGGAAAATGAACAGCGTGTTGCCGTATATGCAAGGGTGTCAACGGATGATCCGAGACAGACATCCTCATATGAACTGCAGAAGAACCATTACCATGATGTCATCAGTAAGAGTCCGAACTGGAAACTGGTGCAGATCTATGCGGATGAAGGCATCTCCGGCACTTCACTCCAGCACCGTGACCAGTTCAAGCTGATGATCGAAGACTGCAAAAAAGGTCAGATAGATCTTATCGTGACCAAGAGCGTATCACGTTTTGCCAGGAATGTGGTGGACTGCATCGGCTATGTCAGGGAGCTTCTCGCACTCCCCCATCCTGTCGGTGTTTTCTTTGAAACGGAAAGGCTCAACACCTTTGACCCCAAAAGTGAGATGGTGCTTTCCTTCATGGCCACACTTGCACAGGAAGAAAGCCATACCAAGAGCGAAATAATGAATGCATCCATTGAGATGCGTTTCCGCAGGGGGATCTTCCTTACACCGATACTCCTCGGATATGACCATGATGAAGACGGAAACCTCATTATTAATGAAGGGGAAGCAAAAATCGTAAAACTCATATTTATGATGTACTTAAACGGATGCACCTGTCAGGAGATTGCCGATACCCTGACGGAACTCGGCTGCGAGACCAAAAAGGGAAACACCGTATGGTCTCCCGGTTCCATCCTTCAAATACTGCAGAATGAAAGACACTGCGGTGATGTCCTTGCACACAAGACCTACACTCCGAACTACCTCAACCACAAATCAAAGAAGAATATGCAGAACCGTCCCCAGTACCGGAAGCGCGACCATCACGAAGCCATCGTATCAAGGGATGACTTTATTGCGGTCCAGAGACTGATCAGCAATGCCAAGTATGGGAACAAAGGGATCCTTCCGCAGCTGAAGGTCATTCCGGGAGGTGTCCTGAAAGGGTTTGTATCCATCAACCCCAGATGGGCGGGATTTAAGGAAACGGATTACATGAATGCATCTTCCAGTGTTTATGACGGCACGGAACAGTCCGGCCCGTCTTCCGGTCATGTGGAAGTAAAATCCGGTGAATTTGACCTGCGTGGATATGAGATCGCACGCTCACAGTTTTTTGACAGCACGGACCGTATAACCGTTACCTTCAGCCAGGGAGATATCCGCTTTTCCGCTCCTGCCGTCCGCAAACTTGACAGCACGCTTGTGGAACTGCTCATACATCCAAAGAAACTGGTCTTTGCCGTAAGGAATGCGGGGAAAGACTGCCGGAATGCCATGCAGTGGTCTAAAAAGAAAGACGGCAAAAACTCTCCACGTGAGATCAGCGGGACTGCATTTCTTCCCACGCTCTATTCCCTCCTCGGCTGGAACGATGACTGCCGTTACCGCATCACGGGGGTAAAACGTGGCAGCGGGAATTATGCCGTACTGCTCTTCAACCTTTCCGAACCGGAGATATTCATCCCCAATGACATGGTCGGTGCACCGGATGCGGATCCGGCCGTAAAACCCTTTACGGACAACCAGCAGAGAAATGTCCGAGCCTATCCGCCTGACTGGGCAGACACATTCGGGAGCAATTATTACAGCCACGCACAGGCAGAGGAACTTGCCGGATTCACCGGACGTAAAGACCCGGATACCTCCCATGCCCCGGTAACATACAACGACACTGATATACAGGTCACCAGTAAAAATGACATCGAAAAGAATATTAAACAGATCATGTCAGATATGAAGGAGAACGCAGATGAACATACAGACAAACGATGAAAAGAATACCATTCCCGTGACCGAGGATGATGCTTTCAGCTATGACGGGTATCAGGTCGTCCGAGGCGAGTTCTTTGCCCATACCTATGAACCGTCCTTTACTTTTAATTCCAGCAAGGTATCCGTAAACACCGCCTGCATAAAAAAGCTCCCGGATACGGATTTCGTGCAGATACTCGTAAACCCGGATGAAAAGAAACTGGCGGTGCGTCCATGCCAGGAGGATGAGAAAGATTCCTTCCGGTGGTGTTCCGCAACGGCAAAACGCTCTCCTAGACAGATCACCTGCCGTATCTTTTTTGCCAAGGTCGTGTCGCTTATGGGATGGAATTCATCCTACCGCTATAAACTGCTTGGGAAGCTGATACGGTCAGACAATGAACTGCTCTTTGTCTTTGACCTCACCACGCCTGAGATCTTCGTGCGTGAGGAGAAGGAAGACGGAAAGATAAAAGCGTCCCGCACGCCAAGCTATCCGGAAGAATGGCAGAACCAGTTCGGTGTGCCTGTCGAGGAACACCAGAGCAGTTTACAGGTCAACATGTTTGACGGTTATGCGGTGTTCGGCATCTCCGAAAACAACACCGCTGAACCGGAAGAAGAAACAACAGAACATCCAGAAAAGGAGGAACAGCATTATGAACAGAGAAACCTCTTTGAAGCCGGTCCTATGCATTGACTTAAAGAAAAACAGGATACGCATACACAAGCTCACGCTCCATATGCTCGGTGACCCGGAGTATATCCAGCTGCTTGTAAACCCACAGGACAGCATGATTGCTATAAGGAAAAGTGTGCGTAAGGATTACCTTGCCCACCGTGTACGCTACAGTAAAGCCGACAGCCGTTACTGTTACGAATTATACAGTACGGAACTTTTACAGGCATTACGGCATACGGGCATATATCTGGAGGATAACCGCAGCTACCGTATCTACGGTGCACTGAATCCAAAAGAATGCCTTGCCAGCTTTTCCATGAATGAATGCGTGCTTGTAGATGATATGACCCGAACGGAGGAATCAGTATGAACAACAGACCAGTCCCGGAACTTCAGACGGATTCGGAATTTGATGAGCTGATACAGTCAAGGGAGGAAAAGTACCTGGAAGAACTCGAAGAGAACATCTTTGACCACGGATGCCTGGAGCCTGTATGTGTATGGAACGGTATCATACTTGACGGCCGTCTGCGGTATAAGATCTGTACGAAATGGGATATCCATTTCAACATCCAGCACATCATATTTGAAAGCCGTGATATGGCAGTCTCTTTTATCTGCCATGAACAGCTCAAACGTACAGACCTTACCGGGGAATACAGGAAATACTTGATAGGCAGACTGTTCCGTGCGGACATGAATACCGCCAGTGATGAATTCATGAAAAAACATCCTGGCACGGAACTGAATGCAGACGGACAGGTGTCACAGAAATATGTCCGTAAGACGGATATTGCCACCATCATAGGCAATGAATTTAATTTTGGTTTTTCCACCGTGACAAAATATGATATCTATGCCCGTGCAGTCGATGACCTGAAACGGAAAAGTCCTGAGATTACACAGAAGATACTGACCGGAAAACTCCGTGTATCCCACGAGAACATCATAGAGCTTTCCCGTCTTCCAATCGAAGATATAAACGGACTGAAACGTCTGCTGGACAGCGGTTCTATCGACCGCATCGGCTACTCACAGCTCCGGCATGAATTAAGATGGCAGAGGCTTCCGACCGGAAAGCCGGATTCACGGAGAATAAAAAGGGAAAAAGCCAGTGCCGAGGCTGGAATCAAACAGATGCCGGCCACGGATCCTGATTCGGAACTTGAAAGCCTTAAATTCACGATTCCTTCATGGTCAAAGACCATATCAAGGACAATGGAACTTACTGATTTTACTTCTACCTCCACCAAAGCAAGGCGCGAAGTGAAAATGCAGCTATTAAACCTTACAAGAAAAATAACGAAACTGCTTTCGCAGCTTGAGGAGGATGATTCGAAATGACAGAAGAACAGATAAACGATGAACCAAAGACAGAAACAGACCTGATGCAGTTCGTACCAAAGGTACACTTTGAGCAGATCCCCATCAGGAACCTTGTATCCAATCAGGAATATCAGCGCAACCTCTCACAGCATCATGTAAAAAACGCTGCTTCCCACTTTGACCTGTATCAGATAAATCCGGTAAAGGTCAGCCGCAGGGACGGGATAAATTATGTATTCAACGGACAGCACACCATTGAGATTGTTGCACTTGTTTCCGGCTCCCGTGAAACACCCGTATGGTGCATGGTCTACGATGATCTGGAATACGAACACGAAGCGGATATCTTTGCAAACCAGATGAAATATGTAAAGCCCCTTCTGCCCTATGAGATATTCATGGCAAACATAGAGGCCGGTAATGACAAACAGCTCATCATCCGTGATCTGGTAGAGTCCTATAATCTTACCATTACTTCAACAACTACTCCGGGAGGTGTCTGTGCCGTTGCAACACTGGAAAACATCCACGATAAATACGGCTACCATATGCTCGACCATGTGATTCGTTTGATTGCTGCCACATGGGAAGGTGCATCCCAGTCCTTCAGTGCAAATATGATGAACGGTCTGGCACGTTTCCTGAATGCATACGGTGATGCCGTCAAAGACGATGTTTTCAAGGAGAAGCTCGGAAGGATATCCATAAAGGAACTTTCACGCACCGCCAAGGACAGGCGTTCCGGCTCCCTTGGATTTGCGGAAGCGATCCTTATCGGCTACAACAAGAAATGCCGGAATCCGCTCCCTTGGGATAAACTCTACACCCACAAGCTCCCGCAGAAAAAAGCCGTGGAAGAAGAACCGTCCGATATCCCGGAACAGGACGATGCTGAACGGATGGATATGGACGGTCAGAGCAGCCAGCTTGACCTGTTCGGATTTCAGGATGATGAGGTTTCCGAATAGTTTATACGGAAACCTTTATCCTGCTTCCTTCCAGAAAGAAGAACTCATATTTCTTTGCACCAAACACCGTCACTTCCGCAAGGACAAGCTGTGCGATCTCCGGGACGAATCTGGTAAGCGGTTCATTTCCCACGGCTTCCATCATCTGACCCGCCCTGATTTTTTCAAGCGGCGTCCCGTCCGACTTCATCTGCTGCCATCTTTCCATATGCTTATCCCTGTCCGTGACCAGTCTGTTGAATGCTTTTACAAATCCCTTTTCCAGGTCTGCATTATCAACGTAGGCATTCGTGCATGCCACTTTCCCGTCTTTCCTGTGGTTCTTGCACTGCCACTGTACGATTCCCCTTGATCTCCATGAATGTCTTGTAAACAGGCTTTTGCACTCACCGCAGAATACTTTCTCGCAGAACGGTATGCAGTCCGCACCGTAACTGTACCTGTCCGTTCCGTGGTCTTTCATGAACCGTTCCCTACGTTCAAATTCTTCCTGCACCGCATTCCATGTTTCCTTATCTATGATCCCCTTATGGCTGTCCTTAACATAGACCTGTGCTATTTCCCCGTTATTTTTTACCTGACGCTTGGTAAGGAAATCAGCCGTATAAGTCTTCTGCAGAAGCGCATCGCCCATATGCTTTTCCTGTTTCAGGATACCCACGATTGTGCTTGGATACCATTTCGTCTGTCCGTTGCATCCCGGAACCTTCTCTTCCGTCAGTTCCTTCGCAATCTGTGCCGGATTGATGCCGATAAGGAAATCCCTGTAGATGCGTCTTACCGTTTTTGCCTGTTCCTTATTGATGACCAGCTTCCCGTTCTCATCCTTATCGTAGCCTAAGAACTTGAATGTATTCAGATGCATCTCACCATTCTTGAATTTCGTGCGGATGCCCCATTTGCAGTTTTCTGAAATGTTTCTTGACTCATCCTGAGCAAGCGAGCTTAATATCGTGAAAAGCAGCTCCCCAGTGGAATCAAGGGTGTTGATGTTTTCCTTTTCAAATATGATGCCGATTCCGAGGTTCTTCAGCTTTCTGGAATATGCCAGACAGTCCTGCGTGTTTCTGGCAAAACGGCTGATGGACTTTGTAATGACAAGGTCTATCTTACCGCCTTCGCAGTCTGCGATCATTCTTTTGAACTGTTCCCTTTTCTTTGTGTTGGTTCCTGAAATACCCTCATCCGCATAGATGCCCGCCATTTCATAATTTTCATGGTCATTGATATATTTGGTGTAATAATCGACCTGTGCTTCAAAGCTGTGGAGCTGATCTTCCTGATCCGTGGAAACACGGCAGTAGGCTGCCACCCTTATCTTCTTTTCCTGTACCGCCCTGTGTCCTGTCTCACGCTGTCGGTTTCTTGCTGGTATAACTGTAACGCTTCTTGCCATTCTTATCATCCTTTCTCTGAATATAAATATCTTTTTTGATTTCTCCCCACCCTTTCAGGATGGTGTCTGGAACCCTTGTTCCATCGCAGAAATCTTTCCCTTTCCGCTTTCTTCCGTTGCATACCCATGTGACCTTATGGCTTTTGGTATCCACATGCCTTACGAGTCTGCTTCCACACAATGCACAGTAGATCTTCTCCCTGTACGGATACTCTGCTTCGGTATTTTCCGGGATTGACGGCGGCTGCTTCTTTTTGTGCCTTCTTTTCCATGAGCGTTCTTTTAAGTAGGAAAATTCCTTCACTCCCTTATCTGATGCCTTCTCGTCAATATAGGTGTTTTCTTCAAAATGCCATGCATTCCGAAGCACACCGTCCGGGATATTGATTCCATCGCAGAAGGACTTTCCATACCGTTTCATTCCGCTGCATCCCCAGTTGAGCCTGTTGCCTTTACTGTAGATTCGTTTATAAAGCGGATATCCGCATTTAGCACAGTAGATCTTGTTCATGTATGGATAATTTTCTTCCGTGAATTCTTCGATCACCGAACCTTCCGCAAGGTAATCCCTCTTTGCTTCCAATGCATCCTGTGCCCTCTGCCAGAGTTCAGGGGAAACAATGGCTTCATGGTCATCCTCGATGTACCACGCATCCACTTCTCCCCTGTTCCTGACCAGCTTTCTCTCTTCATTCACAAAATGCTTATGCATGATGTAATCGCCTTTGTAGATTTCATTTTCAATGAGACGGAACACCGTGCTGTCAATCCATTCTGCACCTCCCACAGTCTTTACCCCGTTTTCATTCAGGTACCGTTTGATTGCTGCGGGAGTATATCCGTCTGCTGCCATCTCATAGATTTTCCTTACCCATACGGCTTCCTCTTCGTCAGCAACAAATATGCCCCTCTCATCTTTCGTATAGCCGAAAGACCGCTCAAGGTACTGTACGGGAATCCCCGCCTCATATTTTCTTTGGTACACCATCTTTGCACCAGTGCTTCCGCTCTCGCTTTCTGCCTGTGCGAATGCTGCAAGGATCGTAAGCATCAGCTCGCCTTCCCCTGACAGCGTATTGATATTCTGAAGTTCAAAAAAAACACCTACATTCAGTTCTTTCAGCTTTCGTGTAGCTTCCAGAACGATTGAGGTGTTTCTTGCAAAACGTGATACCGATTTTGTTAATATAAGGTCTATCTTCCCTTTTTGTGCATCAGCAAGCATCTTCTGCAGACCGGGTCTTTTTTCCTTGAACCCTGATATGGCAAAGTCACTGTAAACTCCGGCATATTCATAAGACGGGTTCGCTTTTATGACTATTTCATAGTGCCTTATCTGGTTTTCCAGTGAATTTTCCTGTTCATCCGCATCCGTTGATACACGGCAGTAGGCGCATACCTTAAGTTTACGCTTCTGTCTGCTGTTTCCTTCCCTTATCTGAATCTCCAAGCTCTGCCACTCCTTTCTCTTTGGGTAGTCTATATATCACTCTGAAAGCCAATAATAGCAAGTACAATCTGCGATACCTTTCACCTTTCTTTCCTTGGCATAAAAGGAAAAAAATACGGCTGACAGCCATTACTGACTATCAGCCATATCCTTATTTCAGGAGTTCATTTACCTTTTTCTGTACTGCGGAATAATCATATCCGGCAGAAGTGATCCTCTTCTTTCTGTCAGCACCATTTCCCCACTTGCCCCGGATGACTTCACGGGCAACCTCATCAATTGATTTCTGATTGGATGTGCCTTTTGCAAGCTGGTTGACTTTTGCCTGCACGGTAGCATAGTCATATCCGGCAACTTTCAGGCGGTTCCTGCGTTCTTCTCCGTTGCCCCATTTTCCTGCCAGGACTTCTTTTGCCACCTCTTCCACACGCTTCTTTCCTGTAGCCGGAACGGGTGTTGTCGTTGCTGCATCGTACTTCGGAGCAGCATATCCCCGGATACATCCCCATCCGACAGGGATCACACGCCTTGCTACTGCTTCTCCTTTATTGCCCTCAATGACTGTGATATTACTGCCGGACACGGATTCAACGTATCCGATATGGTCTGCATTTCCGTCATTCGGCTGTGTGGATTTATCCCAGTTATATGCGATCACATACCCAGGCTTTGGTGTGATCGTGCCGTCCTCGATCCAGATCCCTTTCTGCTTAAAGATCTCAATGTGCTTCTCCACACCGCACTCCCTGCCGATAAGTTCTTCACATCCTGCCTTAACTGCTGCGGCAGATACACAGGTGTCACACCATTCATCACTGTACTTCACGGCATATCCTCTCGGCAGTGGTTTTACGCTGTTATACAAGTCGATGATCTCTTTGAATCTTCCGTTAGATTCATTAAATCCGAGCCATCCCCTCATCACGTTTAATACACTCTCTGCTGTCTTTCCCATCGTTTTCTTTTCTCCTTCATCATATTTTGCCAGACCGTACTGGCGGATAAGTTTCATGCAGTTCTCCACGTAGGAAGACGATGTTGCATAGCCGTCAGCACGGATAGTTTCAAGGTACTTCTCAGGATCCGTGATCCCTTTCAGGTTCCGGTAACGGGGCAGCTGGATAAACTCAAAATAACCTTTGATTCCCTCTTCCATCGAATCGTATACACGGAAATTGTCACTGATCGTTGTAAGCGTTCCCGGTGTATACTCTTCCTGTGTTTTCATATTCACGGACTTTCCAGTCCATCTGCTGCCACACTTCAATCCGAAATAATTATGGTACTGGGATGAGAGCCTGCTCCCACCCCAGCCGGATTCCAGGACTGCCTGTGCGATCACGGGGGAATGTACCAGAATGCCGTATGCTGCCGCATACTTCTGCACATATCCGGCAACTCCGAAAATAAATTCATTCTTCGTCATCTTCTCCCTCACTTTCCGAACGGTCATGTAACTGTTCCAAAACCTCTTTGATCTTCTTGGGCACCGGAAGCCCCAGATGGGATGCATTCTCCAGCAGGCTCACACCCTCATTTGAAATGTAAAAGAAGATCACTGCGGTTCTCAGCACGCTGCCTGTCCCAACCACATGGATATCCAGGATATTTGCAATACCCACCAGCAAAAAGATCAGTACCTTACGGCAGATCCCTCTAAAACCGACCGCACTTGACAGCTTCCGGTCATTTACTGCACACATGACACCCGTAATGTAGTCAATGACCGCAAATGCGATCAGGGCATAGAGCAGACCGTCACAGCCCCCTAAAAAATAACCGAGCCATCCGCCTACTGCTGCAAACATGAACTGTACTGCATTCCAAAATTCCTTCATTGTCTTGTCCTCCTTCTAAATTTTTGTATGAAAAAAGCAGCCGCCCGTAATGGGGAGCTGCCTGATTCCGAAATTGTTATTCTTTTGTTTCCGTCAGAGTGTAGGTGATCTTCATCGTCTTATCTGCAGTCTTGATAACGGGTGATGCCAGATTATTGATGGTTGCAAGATACGGTGTGTATAAAAACAATTCTTTATAATTATAATATCTGCTTGAACTGTATACCCACTCCCTGAGCATGTAGGTCTTATACCTTGCCATCTGGTGTATTCCCCACGCACAGCTGCTCTGGTAACCGATACTGCCAATTTTTTGTGCCGGATGCCCGTCTTCAAAATACCATCCGTTGATCACGATATCATCATCCACGATATAGCTGGATTCATTACTGCTGTTGTAGGTATAATCCGTGACCCTTTCAAGATTGGCAACATTTGTAGTATCCAAGCGGTACAGCTTGCGGTTATCACTTGATACACACATCAGCCACTTCCCGCTCATGCCGATACTGTAAAAATCACTCACCCCACTTGGCACTGAAATTTTCTGCGATGTACACCTACCATTCTCAACCTTATCCATATAGAATTCGTAGCTGACATGGTCGAACCGCTCAGAATTACTAGAGGTATATGAGTACTTTTGATTTGTCTTTCTTGCAATTCCATACCAACAACCATCTGCACCATGGAAAATATGACTTCTGATATTTGCATTATCCTCGTATGGACAGTCATACTCTCCTTTTGACGGAGAGCCTGTTCTATGGATCCAGTACGGATAGTGGCCTAAATCGATCTCAGTAGTCTCTGAAGCATCAAAAGCTTTCTGTGAAATGAGATTCTCTACAAGTCCGGCATGAAGATATTCCTCCGGCACCTTCTTAAGCAGAGCAGTCTTTGAATTATTTCTTGTGATCATCTCAAGCCTGTATCCGTCTTTGATATAAGTCCTTTTATTCTCCCTGTAACTTTCTTCACTATATGAATCATTCTGTGAGGAAAATGTCCCCAGCCGTACCAGATAATTATTTCCATTCTCCTGTCCTATCCCGGCTATCCTATTCGTGAGTGCTATTGCTGATATCGTTCCATTTGCCTGTGAAGTAGCAAAATCCCAGACGAACTTATACCCTCCATCGATCCTCTTGCTCTCCGTTAAGTTTCTGCTGCCCCTTCTGACATCCGTTGTATTATTTGCATCACTGGATGCATAACCGATAAGCGGATTTGAAAATGGGGCATACAGATTATCGACCCTTTCTTCCAAAGGCTCCTGATAAAGCAGGATACCGCCCGTAAGTTTGTTCACGATCGGCAGCATCCATTTTTCACCGCTCTGCCCGTCAAATGATGTGTTATCATAAAGCATGCCTAAAATATTGGAATTAAGGATGGCACTGACCGCATCCGTGACAAGGTTGGTATCCTCATGCACTTCTTTTTTACCTGTATGCACATCCGTAAGTTCTATTACACTTTTTCCTTTTAACATTGCTATTCCTCCGTATTCAAAAAGTCTGTTATCACATTTGTGATAAAACCGGCAGCCCCGCTCAGGACAAACCGGTATTTTATCGTTCCCGTGGTTGCTTTCTCTGCCCAGGCATCAGAACTGACTGCTTCAATGGCTGCCTTTGACATCCCGGAAGATTCCTCCGTAAATTTCACCCATTTATTATTTACATAACCAAGCCACGTTTTCCCCCTGTCGAATGATACAGAAAACAGGCATTTCTCATCACAGTCACAGGTCACTTTTTCTATTCCGAGAATGCTTGCATCCGACATATCAACATCTTCGGAATAAATGACCTGTGGTTTCGGTACACCCTTATAACTGATCTTCATATCCGGGAATCGGTTATGGGAATCATGCCAGTAAAGGACGGACGGATTTTTCAGCCCAAGAAGTACATTTCCATCCGGCAGATCCGGAATGCCATACACCTCAAACAATTCTGCCGTCAGTTCCGTTTTCTCAAGAGGTGTAAGTGCATCATCTGCGATGGTATAAAGCATTCCCTCTCCGTCCTTAAACAGATACCTTCGGTTATACGGATCTAAAAAGACCGGGGGATCATCCGACAGTTCATACTCATTCCCTGCATCGTCCTGATGAAGGAAGGTTACCGTTTTTCCTTTTGTGATCTGGAACGGTATATTTTTTGATTTTGTGTAAAGACTGCACTCTCCAATGCTTGAGGAAGAAACCGGGACTTCAACAAAATAAAGGACAATATCCCCGGTATCAAAAAACAGCGCATCCCATATAAGTCTGGTCGATGCGTTATTATTTCCGTGGGCACTATAGCCTTCCCATCTGATACGCAGGAAGTTATAGTGTTCAAACAGAGTGCCCTCTTCCCTTTTCAGCGTATACAGATCGGCATCCCTCCGGCTTATCTTAAGCTGCTCGGAATTCTGGCCAATGCCTATCCACGAATTACCGCTGACATAAAAACTGGCAGCCGTTGTTTCCCGGAACCTGAACCAGTCCACACCTGTTACCGTATCTGTACCATCATCATTTAAACGGTTATCTCTAAGAACCGTCATATTTTCTGTTGTTTCAAATATATCTTCCAACATAACATAATCAGCCATTATGCACCTCCAGTATCTCTATTTCATCGAACTTATCAAAGCCCGGGGCAAAGACCGCCACCGTTCCCTTATCCAGTTCTTCCACAGTACCTGTCAGTTTTTCTTTATAATCCGTCACAAGAACCAGATGCCCTGCTTCGAGCTTTGTGTAACGATTTGTTCCAAGCCCATCTACTTTGACCTTATGCTTATTTACAAACGGTGCTGTTTCAAACGGCAGTATTTTTATCTCCGTCAGTTCCTGAAAAGGTTCTGTATTGACCGTAAGACTTACTGCCCTTCCCCTGTCCATAACGATAGGATCTCCACCAGACAGGAAGTATTCCTTCCGGAGCAGGAACTGCTTATCGTCCTCCACATAGGCTCTCTGGTATTCCATCTTATCTTTATCTGCTGTTTCGACCACATCCCTGACGATCGGTACGAAGAAGGAAATGTTATCATAAAACTCTGGCACCATGAGACCCGTCAGTCTGATAGAATCAACAGGCTGTGTAATACCCGTCTTCTTCGGTGTGATAAATGCAGCCACCGCCTTGTCATGGATCCTATTTGTAGGAAGTCCGGAAAGTTCAACCAGTCTGATCTCCTCATCGACCGTGATCCTTCCATCCCATCTTTCCTGTGCGCCAAGCCCCTGACCTGATATGGTTGCCATTGCATTCTGCGGTTCAATCGTTGCTGTTCCGTCCGTAAGTTCTATCAGTACTTCAAAGGTGTGAAGTTCGTTTGCCTTCATTTCTATGATGGGATAATACAGGTTCAACAGATGCTTTCCACTGAACCATGTCTCTGATGGATGGAACTGCTCCACTTCCTTCCCGTCAAGGACATAATAGACTTTCAGAATGGTCTTTCCATCATCCGCCCAGTTGACAGGGATTGAAATGACTTTGCTTTCTTCCCCAATCTCTATTGTTGTTTCTGCATCCGCCCTTCTGCTTACTGCATTGGATCTTACATCCAGTATGACTTCTGCATGAAATTCCGCATTCGTCTCATCCCCGGATGCAAACTCTATATTGATGATGGAAGTTTTCTCAGCTCCCGCGCTTATTTTCAGGGCATTCACATAAGTGTATATGCTGAGTTTATTCTCATTCATGGAACTCTGAAGACCAGCAATATTCTTATCATTCTTGCTCTTTGCTCCCGCAAGTCTCGGATTTTTTCCAACACACTTTATTTTCTGCTTACCGTTTATCTTTGTTTCAATGGATGTGATGGCAGACCTTTTTGTTTCGTCAGCATGACCGCCCGTAAACTTAATGACATCCCCCAGGTCAAGAGCCGGGTCACCGATGGTATCCGAATCAAACGGCACATAATTTACCACTGTGACCGCTGACAAAATATTATTTATGATCCGCTTGCGCTTCTCTTCCAGACCAAACTGCAGTAACGGGTTTACCCCCAGATTCATTGTCAGACCGTCATCCGGCTTTACCGAATAATACTCTGCTATATCCGTCTTTTTGTTTGTGGAACTGACAGCCGTATACCTTGTCACAAAATCTGAAAATGTGCTCGAAAACCTGTGTCTGCTGTCTACCGTCTTGTTATCGGCAATTCCGTATGGGATAAGCCTTAACTTTCCTTCACGATCTATCGTGGAAAAGCATCCGAGTGCCTGTGCCAGATAATATAGGAAATCCCTCCATGTCTCGATATCATTCTCCTGGTAGATACCAAGCAGTTCTGTTCCATTTGTAAGTGCTTCTATCTCTTCTTTTGTCTGTGCCAGTTCTACATGACACGCTTTGGAAAGTAAGGATAAAAAATCATAAGGGAATGCACTGGACAGACCCTTATCGAAATTCTTATCCAGATTCAGCATTGCATCATATGCCTTTAGCTCCAGGGTCTTTATCTTCCTGTTCGCCTCGGCAATATAGAAGATTCCCATCGGGACTTCCTCATATGTTTCATCCCTTGCCTTCAGATGGAATGAGAGCGTTATAGACGCATCTTCCAGACTGTATCTGTCAATATCTGAAAAGAGGGATATTCCAAGTTCTGCTGCATACACGGATCCAAGTTCGATCTCTGACGAACCGGAACACTGTCTGCTGATATAACCGGAACCTTTCACAATGTCTTTATTTCCAAATGTATATTTTTTGCCCGCCCTAGTCGTGATTGCCCCCGTCCAAAAGAATGAACGTGATGACTCACTAATGGCTTTCTGATATTCTTTTGAAACCGGGTACATATAATCACTCCTCTAATACTCATTTAATGTAAAGGACACCGTCCACAATCCTTTGTAACTGGTGTCCTTTTCCAGCTTTGCCTTAAATCCTGTAATATACATTTCCGTGTTTTTCAGTTCCAGTTCTTCCGTATCAAAATACTTTACAGCAATTTTAGGTTTCTTACTGTATGCCGTCAGTATCTTTAACCACCTGGGTGAAACGGAAAAAGAAGCTGCAATGGAGATAACTCCTGTCCTTACCACATCCCTCTGTGTTGTTCCTGCTTCCGTCTCCCCAGATGAATCCGCCTCTACATCAGAAATGTCAAGGTCGTAGGAATCCGGCAGGGGAAGATCCTGTTCATCAAATTTTAAATACTGTATAAATGCCATGTTTATCTTCCCCCGCTTCTAAGATTTGCCCTCTGCTGTGCCGTTACGATCACCTCATCGAGCATTGTCCCTCCAAGGTATACAGGGATCACGATATCCCCGGGATCGCCCTTCATATCTTTAACTGCAGACGTGATGGCTGACAGCATACTGGAAATTCCGCTGTCCGGCTGTCCGGAAGTCTGCACTCCCGCAGCTGACTCCATTCCGCTTACATTCGGACTGATTATCATATCCTGCGATACCCCTTCGATTGCCTTTGCCACCATGCCTTTACTCTTTTCGATTCCCTTTGCAAGTCCTCCCATAAAGTCAGGCATCCATGATTCATAATCCGTAAGTGGTCCTTCATCCGGTACGGAGAAATGAAGGAACGACCTGATCTTATTTGCCACGGAACTTACGGCATCACCGACTGCACCGATGCAGCTCCTGATTCCGTTTACGATTCCCATAATAAGATCCTTACCCCAGGTAAATGCCTGTGAAGCAAGCCCCGTGATGTGGCCCTTCACATTGGAAAAACCCGTCTTCACTGCATTCAGGACATTTCCCATCGCGCCTTTCACAGCATTCACGATTCCGTTGAATACGGATGTGACCGCACCCTTGATTGCACCAAGCACCGTTGAAATGGTCGACTTGATGGTATTCCATATGGTGGAGATCGTGCTCTTTA